TAAATGCAGAATTTGGTGCATTCTTCTTCTCATGGGTCAAGAAGCCGAACGGCTCGCTGACGATGGTAATTCCACCTGAGGGATATGTTTGTGGCAAGCGCGCAAGAGTTCATAACCTGTTTGGTTCTTGGAACCCATACGCTGGTGAAAGAACAGAAGCAAACTTCGTAACAGGTGTTTATCAGACGCTGTCAAAGACTGCTGCTGATGCTCTTGATGCTGGTTTTGTGAACCCAATCAGAGTTATAAACGGAACAGTTCGTGTTTATGGAGCTCGTTCAGCTTCTGATGATACCGACAACTTCCGCTTCATCATGGCTCGTGAAGTTCTTAACCAAATTACTTACGAAGCAGAATCTGCTCTTGAAGCACTGCTGTTCTTGCCAATTGACGGTCGTAAATCAACATTTGCGAGAGTTCAGGCAACACTGGTTGCAATCATGGACAGAATCCGTATCGGTGGAGGTCTCTACGAGGCCTTTGATGCGAACGGCAAGCAAATTGACCAGGGCTACACGGTCCAAGTTAATGATGCCAACAATCCTTTGACCCAGCTTGCAACTGGTGTCATCAAGGCCAAGGTTGGCGCAAGAGTCTCCTCAATTGGTGACACAATTGAAGTAGAAATTACAAAATCGAACCTGACGGCATCGTTGGTTTAGGAAGTTACGGAGGAATAAATGGCTAGCAATAAATTGGCTCAAAGGCAAATAATTGCCGAAATCACGCCAATCACTGGTGACGTGACTGGTCCAAACCTTTCTGGATACTTTGCACAGGTGTCGGGTGGAGAAATCACGGCTGCTGTTGAAAAGATTTACATTGGCGGACAAGCATTCCCAGAGGTGCTTTGTGCACCATCGGAAGTCGGCGACGTAACCCTTACTAAGCACTACGACCAAGACTTGAGAACCACGATTCAGGGTTTGCGCACCATCGTTGGTCGTGCATACTATGAAATCAAGGTTTATGACACAGATTGCGACCTTGCAAATCAGCAGTCAGAGCGTGTTTATTCAAAGGCTCTTCTTGTTGGTCTTTCTGAGCCAGAAGGTGATGCATCTTCAGGCGCTCCAGCAACAATTGCTTTGACATTTGCTGTTTCTGGTGCTCCAACACAGTAATAATAACTGTTGACATCCACTACTAAGCTTTAGTCTTTGATAGTGTTTCGCGTATGAGCAACTCATTCTACGAAGAAACAACAGAAACCACACGCGACACACAATCTCTTGAAGAGAGCGACAATGTCCTTGACCAATTAAAGGTCGTCATTGGAAAAGCTGTAAAGCGTGCGGACATTTTTATTAACGTTCCAGAACGTCCAGGCGTCACATTGTTGATTAGCCCAAACATCACACAGAACCAAATCAAGTCATGGCAAAAGAATGCCGGCTCTGAAACAAAGAATGGTGTTGATGCAACGAAGTTTGCTTGCCAAGTAATTGGTCATTCAACTCGTGGAATCTTTTTGAATGGTGAAGAAGCGTTTGAAGGTGGAAAGCCACTCGGATTTGCTTCTCCTTCAATCCTTAAGATGACTGGTGCTGCAAGAGCATTGCCTGATGCAGTACAAAAGTTTTTTGGTCTTGACCCACACGTTGAAGCCGCTGCTTTGGCAATCATTGATGCTGCTGGATACGGTGACACTGTTGAGCAACAAGAAAACCCTACGAAGCAGCCCTAGACGAATTAAGTGAAGACACGCGGATTATTACCGCGGCTCGCCTAGGCGAAGTTTTCGGAACAGACCCAGTCCGACTGCTTGACTGCACCTTCGAGGAATGGGTTATAAGGCTCGCTTGTGCTAAAGTGGTTCAAGCAGACCGTGAGGCCTCTGAGCGGAAAGCTCAGGGCTATTAACGCGTCCACTAATACTTAGGGTTAGAGGCTATGGCTGACGAACGCGTAAATATAACTATTGACATTGATGTCAAAGATTTAAAACAAGTTCTCTTAACTAGTGGCGCCCTAAAAGGCCTTAATATCGCTGCAGGTAAAACAGAGCAAAGATTAAACAAACTTTCTGGTGCAATGGCCGGAAGCAATTTGCAGATGCTTAAGGGCAAAAATGGCACTATGCAATTTACTAGGCAACTTGGCCTACTTGAACGCGTTGGTGCAAAAGTTGTAAAAAGAGCTCGGTCAATCATGTTTGCAACAATTGCAATGGTTGCCGAATTTGGCGTGTCAGCATTAACCCTTGCCTCTGTGAACGGTCTTTTCGTAATAGGTCAAGCAGTGATGAAGGCTTATAACGTCGGTATGCAAGCTCTTGCTGGAACCGTGGCTGCTTTTGGCGTTGCAGCCATAGCCGCGGCGGCAGCTTTTAAAGAGTTCCAAGCTGCGCAGTATCAATACAGATACAAGGACTCTAAAGAAGTCGGTACAGCATTAGACCAGTCCGGATATGCGCTTCGTTCTTTATACAAAGACAGCACTTTGGCTTCTTTTGGCGTGCAAGGATTGTCAGCCGCTTTCGCTGGGGTGAATAAAAATTCCGCATTTACTCCTGCAACAAAAGCAGCACTTAAAGCATTAGCCGACTTTGCTCAAGCGAGTGGCAACCCGCAGGAAAGCCTTGCAGCAGCAGCAAACTTTGTTGGCTTGATGCAAAAGAATAAGAAGTTCACATCAGAAACACTTGCTGCAGCCAAGCAAATTAGCCCTGAGTTTGAAAAAGCTTTCAAGAAGGGCGGATATAAAGACGTTCAGAAATTCATGGATGACCTAACAAGCGGAAAACTTGCAACAAGTGCTGGTGTTGCTGGCCAAGCAGATGCAGTAAATAAAACACTATTTGCTCAGTTTAAGAGTTACCTGTCAGCTGGATTGGTGGAGCTTTCAGATGTTGGAACAAGAGTTCTTGAACCAGTAAAAGAAGCAATGTTCAACATATTCAACGGTTTGATGCGAACATTTAGACGTGTAAGTGGTGACTTGGTTGGTTTCGGAAAAGGACCATTCCTGCAGTCATTGGTTGATTTCACATACAGGATTGAAGAATTCACAGTAACACTTTTTAGAAAGTTCCTTCCAGCTACAGAAGGTTTTTGGAAACGTGTTAGTCGAGTTTTTGAAGGATTAAAAGTTTACTTCTATGAAGTCAGAGATGCTTTAGACAGATTGAGAGAAGGTGGCTCAATTGTTATAAAAACTTTTGGTAAACCACTCCTCGAAATATTCAAACAAATTGGCAAAAGCGCTGCCGCCATTGGTGAGCTGGCAAAAAAGAACCGTGCAAACTGGGAAAAATTCAGTGATGCAATCACACGTTTTGTTCAAGGTTTTTTTGATATGTCAAAAGGTTTCAGGACTGCATTTGATGCAGCGCTACCAATAATCTCCCTACTCATAAAGTTCGTCGGACAGTTGATGTCGTTGATTGGCTCCATGATGAAAATGGCCGGCAATCTTCCAGGTGTTCTTGGGACTGCTGGTGGCGCTCTTGCAACAATGGGCTTTGGTTATGCTGCATTTAAAGGCAGAAGAGCTGCACGTTTCCAGAACAACAAAAACGCTGCTATGGCTGCATCTGGGACTGTTCCAATGTCGCTGGAAGAAGCCACATATAGCGGTATGCGATTCCAGAACATGACAGGTCCTGGACAGCCAGGGTTATCTCCTCTTTCAGGAGCAATGGGTGTCAGTGGCGAGATGGGTGGAGGTGGAACTTCTGCTGTTGAACAACTTGAAGAACGGGCAAAACAAATTGACACCATAGCAAAGCTAAAAGGCAAAGCCGATTCAAAAGGCGGAAAAATCAGCAAGGCTCTTGATGCAGTTAAAGCTTCAACAGTAAACGTCTACGGAGATGTAGTCAATGTTTCAAGAACTCGTGGCGGCCGGAAAGGTGGTCCTGCTGGTCAGCCTGCAGCAAATCCAAGAGTGGGAATAAACCCTCAAAGAATGCGCGGAGCCATAGATGGTGGAGCGAACATGTACACCGTTGGTGTCCCATCAATGCCGGGTGGTTATGGTGGAATGGCCGTTCAGCAGATGGCCAATACCAAAGAGGGCGGAAGACGAAGAGCGCTCCAACAAAAAGCCATGGACAGGATGCGCAGTCTACGTGGGTTCGTCGGTGGTAGAAGTTCCTCGGGGGAGTTAACAAATTACTCTTCAGCCGGAACAAGAATGCATCAGATGTTTCCTACGGGGACATTCTCTAGACCATTCAATAATGCGAGAGAATCCGTAAAAAGAAATTTCAGCAAAGATGGGTTAAAAAATCTTTTTGCTACGGCATATTATGGCCCTCAGTCTGGTGGCTCTTTAGGTGGAGGAGCTAGTGGTGGTCTTAGTGGGGCTATGGGTTCTATGTCAGCTGGAAGAAGCGGCGGGCTGAGGGAAAGATTTGGTCGTTTTGCTCTTGGCCAAAGCTATGTGCCTGGTGAAAAAATGGGTTTCTCTAAGAGAACTGCGCAAATGCTTGGCATGGAGGAAGGCGGAAGAAGTGGTGGACGATTTGGCGAAGGATACAGGGCTGCCAGGGCCAACGCTTTAGAGTCTGGTCAAAAATTCTCTCGCGGCAAAGGAATGCGAGCTGGACTCAAAAACAGTTTGAGTGGCGGCGGAATGATTGCGTCGCTTGCTGCTAGCGCTGGAATAAGCGCTCTTCAAAACAAGGGCATTGTTTCTGAAGAAGCTGGTGGCGGAATGCAACTTGGCGCTTCTCTAGCTGCTATTAACCCAATGCTTGGTCTTGCAGTTGGCGCTGGCTTAACAGCGCTTTCTTCCAAAACAAAAATGGGTGGGATGGTTTCTGGCGCAGTCAGTGGTGCAGCTATCGGCGGAATGATTGCTGGACCAGCTGGAGCTTTCTTTGGAACTTTTATTGGCGCAGGACTAGGAGTTCTTGCCGCTAAAAGAAATCAAAAGAAGATGGCCAAAGAAGGTGTTAAGAACATTGGCAACCAATTTATGTCGCAGGTTGCATCCTCTGCACTTGCTGGTGTGAACACGGGCTCAACAACTGGCGCCCGAATGCAAGTTGAACGTTTTGGTGCTTTGTCAAAATCATTCAGCGCAACAACAAGCAAAGCCCAAAGAGAAGAAGTTCTCAAGCCATATGAAGATATTTTGGGCAAAAATCAGTTTGATTTAATGACTGGTGATAATGCAGGCGATGCAGCTACGCAGTTTAAGAAAACAGCAAATAATATGAAAGCTGCCTTAACCCCAGCTTTCAACCAATTTGATGACGTAATGCGTTCGTTGATGCTTTCAACTGGTAAAACTGGTGATGAAATCATGGCTCTCGCCATGGAGAAGAACGTCAACTTGTATGACTCAACACTAAAGCTTTCTGACATCACAGCGAAACTTGGTGAAGGCATGACAAAGACGGCTAAGCAATTCAGTGACTCATTGCGTGATGTCCAGATTGCTTCAATGGGCGTATTTGAACAATTCAAGAAGAGCAAAGACATGAAAGATGCCCTTCAAGCTGCAGGTGAAACTATTCGTGGTGGAGATGCCTCAACTGAAGCCGTTGCTGACTACCTACAGAAACAAGCCGACCTACTTAACTACAAGAACCCAGATAGCCCTCTCAGCAATATTGTGTTCCAGCTCCAAGACTTTGGAACTGGCCTGAATGCGGGCAAGGGACGCATATTCCAAGCTGGTGGACCTTTAGCTGGAACAACTCTTGATGCTGAGACCACACAGTTGATTGGCTCTATGGGAGACCAGCAGATGAAGGGAGTTGCACAAACGGCAGCTTCACAGCTCGGCTCAATGATGACTGGTGCTGGATTCCAGTTTGGTAATGCTGACCTTGGTCGAAAGAACCTTGAAATCCAAATTGAAACACTCATGCGCAAAGCTGCTGGTGGCGATGAAACAGCCATCGGACAGGTCAAGAAGCTTGAAGAAGACCTTTTGCGCGGAACAGCACTACAGGGCAAGACTGGCGACCAGATTGCTCAGTACCTCTCATCCACGCTTGGTGGTTCTTTGAAGCTTGGCACAGAGGGCCAGAAGGGCACCACAACATTCATGGGCCAAAGTGTAATTGGCGAAGTGTCTGGTAGTTACGAACAGTTCGGCAAGGCTCTCAATGAAGAAGCTACTGCTCTTAGACAGGGTTTCCTAGACGCTATTGAAAGCGGATTCTTTGCAGCAAAAGGAACTCCAGACTGGTGGAATACTACACCTTCATGGTGGCAAGCTGGATTAAAAGTAGATAAAGATGGAAATCTAGTACCAGCAGAGGACACGTCAACTCCACGTGCCGGCAGAGTTGGAGATACATCTGTATCAAAGACCCTCGGTAGAACAATGTCGCGTCACAACCATTTTGACAGCATGCTTACTGGAAAGCGTACAGTTACAAGTTCATGGAGAGATTACAACCTAGGCTCACCAAGCTCCGACCACGTAACAGGAAAGGCTTATGACCTAACCGGCCAGAACCTTGGCCAGTATGCAACAATGATTAACGCTGCTGGTGGTTTTGCTGAATTCCATGGTGCAGCTGGTTCAAGACATTTGCATGTTGTTCCGCCTGCTGGTCCAACTGGTGATACGAGCACCGCAAAAGTTGCTATGGCAGCAAATGGAAATGCTCCGCAAGTATCAGCTGGCGACAATATTACGGTGAACGTATATGAGACGAAGGACCCACGTGCAACCGCTCAGGAAGTTGCTAAACAGCTTTTGAGCATGCAACGCAACTGGAAGCAGAGGTCGTAAACATGGCATTATCAATTTCTGGAAGACCTGTTCCTGCAAACATCCCAAAGGCTGGAGCTGTAAAAATTAGCCGTCTTGAACGAACCGACTCTGCGGGCACCAGTGTTGTTGCTCTTGCTGAAACCATTGGTCGTTCTATGCAACAGATTTCGGCACCTTTTTGGGATTACTCATTTTCCGTCCCACCAGGACAGGTTAATCACGAAGGATATGGGGTAACTCTCAATGAGATTAACCGACCATATTTAACACCTTTGGTTGACGTAACTAGTGGTAAATCTTTGAGAGCTAGTTTTGAGTTTCCTGTTGTTGCAAGACAGTTGACGAACAGAGAGCTTCTTGATGGTTTTTCATCAAGTGTTGATGGCGAGATTTTGTTGCTCCAAGAATTTGCGAACTATGGTGTTCCTGTGCAGTTCACAAACATGCATCCAGCGCTCACTACTCCAGCTTGGTATATAGACACTATTTCATTTAATCATTCACGTATAGCCGTATCTGGAGAAACTGCTCAAGCTATTTGTACTATGTCGCTAATTGAGTTTGTTCCGAAAACAACTAGATTAATTTTGTTGCCAAGATTTTCTTATGGAAAATTTACTCCAATAGTAAAAAAGAAAAAAAACGACGATAAGGGCCCTGGCGTTGATGACGTTGAGCGTCTAACCCTTACGAACTCGGCCGCAAGGGCTGTAGCCGGAATCACAAAAAAATTCTAATCCTTTATGGCTACCAGATATTTTCCAGAATACCCAACAGCTTCAGAAGCTGGAGTATCCGAGCAAGACGTTATTCAATATGGGAATATCAATCTTTTAACTCGTCCTGTCGCAAAACTTAAAAATGGTTCAATAAAGACTATTTTTTCAATCGGTGTAGGTGAAACAATAAGCGACGGAACAGTTGTCCAAGTTCTTATTCCTTCAGTTAGTGATGACGGAATTGAGCTGACCGACGCTAGCGCCAAAAAACTGTATGGTCAAACTGGTAGACATTTAGGAAAATTCATATCAATAGCTGCATCAAATAAGTATGCAAAAGTGTTGAGCGCAAAAGAGCTCAATAGGTACAACCTCTCAATTAAAAATAATCCACTTTATGGAAGTGGTGATTCTTGGGTTCCAGTAAACCAAATACCAGATGCTGGAAAAAGAAATCTGGGAGGTATTGTGCAACTTGCCGACCTTCCGACATCTGAGGCGCAGGCGACGTTTGCAAATTCGCTTACTTCTGTGACAGTTAGTTACACGATGGACTTGAATCCAGAAATAACCATAGGTATCGTTGATACTGATTACAAAATGTTTGAGGCTGCTTATTTTGTTATTAGACGTGACGTTACATACAGGGGACGACAGTATGAAATAGCTGAAGTTTCTACTGGTCCCGGAGCTGGTGGAAGCCCAAATGTGACAATAAAGTGCAGAAACAAAGCCATTCAGAGAATGCGAAGGGATAAAACCCCCGGTTCTGTTGTTGGAGCTTCTGGCTTTGAGTATGCGCAAAACGCTGCCAGAAAGTTTGGGATGCAATTTCTTGGTCAGCAGACAAGCAAAACCAAGTCCACTTTTAAGGCTCGAACCGGAGACGGTGAAGAATCTGTTTGGGATGTTCTTACTAGAACAGCTGGAGACAATCAGTATGTTGTTTTTGAGGTTGACAACACTCTTGTTTATGCTTCTCAAGATTGGCTTTTGTGGAAATATGGAATGTGGGAAAGCACGAGTACAACAACGGCTGGAGTGGCAACTGTAAAAAAATTTATACCCTTCCTGTATATGCCTGGGTTAACGCCTCAGGAGCTAGCAGGCGAATTTCTTGCCGTTAATGCAACAGATACCATGTTTGAACTTGAAACTTGGCCAGATTTTTCTGCATCAGATAACGAGCCTTTAGCGGCTCAAGGTTCGTGCAATGTGCTGATGCCAAATGGCGGGATGCTCCGCCCTGGATATACTGTTTTAGTTGGTCCTTATCCTTCATATTTTTTCGGTGGATATTTGATTACAGAAGTTTCATTTAACGAGGCGTCTCCAGAATCAGCTCAAGTTTCATTTAGGACACCAGCAGAACCGTTGAATCAAAAGAATAAGCCTATTAAACCTCGAAGTGGAACTCGGCCTGGTTTGTCTCTTGGACCAGGAACTGTTCGAACTGGAACCACTTCAGCTACATAAGGAGATTTATGCTTTACGACGCAACAGAACGATTTGGCAATTCAACTAAGGCATCATCAAGAAAACCACGTACTGGAGGGCTTTATAGAGGCAAGGTTGAAAGAGTTGCTGGTGGCGTATTTGTTTCTGTTCCAAAAGTTGCTCCAGGGCAGCCGTTCGGTCCATGCATGGTTTTTGGTCCATATCCAATAGTTGGAGATAATGTTCTATGTGCATTTCTTGACAACAGATTTGAAGAACTTGTAGTACTTGGCAGAGAAACAACAAGTAAAGTTCTAAAAGATGTTGATACTCCAACCGCTACTACTGACGCAAGTAATAAACTATATGTAGATACTGAAATATCAGACCTTCGTGCATATATTGACCAGCAGATATCAAACCTTTAGGCGCTATGGACACAATCAAATTCCCAATAACATTTGACAAAGGAAGAATGTCTATAATTGAGGAACAAACACGTCCATACTATTCCCAGGTAATAGCGTTAGCTTGCAGGATAGAAAAAACAGAATTGCCGCTTGAAATAACATATGGCGTTAAAGATGCAAGCTTCACTAATTTCCGTAAAGCTGAATTAACCTACTCAATGGCTAAATTTTGGCCAGAAATAAGAATATCAACATTGGAACAACTACCACCAGACAAAGATGGAATTTCTCGTTTGGTAATTGATTTCACTTTCGAAGGCCAATAACATGCCATCCCCAGACTTTTCTAATTACATAGACCTAACAATAAATGACCTCCAGCCTGGAGATATTTACGACGCTGCAGTTGAGTACGCACGAACAGCATTGCCAGAGTTTGCTCCACGCGCTGGAACAGTTGAAGATGCAGTAATCCAAGCAACAGCATATATTGCTGGGACAACAGTTGGCTCAATAAATAGATTGCCAGATGGACTGATGGAAGGTGTTCTTAAGTTCATGGACATTCTTCGCAATGAAGCAACTTTCGGTTCAGCCTCGATTGAATTTACACTTGGCTCTGCTGGAGACATTGTCCCAGCTGGAACTATTGCAGTTTTTGAAACAACAGATGGTGATGTTCGAATTCAGTATCCTTTTGAACTTACGTCTGAGTTGATTGCAGAAGTTGGGGAAACAACCGTAGTTGGGATAGCCACATCTCAAGTAGCTGGAATCCTTCCGTCCATACCATCTGGAACAACACTGATTCTTTCGCAGCCAAGCGCTGTGGTTCTTTCAGCAACAACAACAGGCGCAATAACCCAAGGTGGTAGACCTGAAACTCAAACCGAATACTTTAATAGGGCAACAAGCAAACTTGAGTCACTTTCTTCAGTTCTAACAACAGCCAAGCAGGTTGAAAATTATATCCTGACAACATATTCTGAAGTTCATAGATGCAAAGTTTATGACTTAACAGAGGCGATTGTTTACGAAGCTGCTTCTGGTTCTCAGAATGCTAGTCGTTCTGGAACATCAGTAACCGTAATGACCGACAACGATTTTGTCGCAGATATGAATGGCCTTACTGTAGGAACAGAAACACTGCTTCGGATTGTTAGTCCATCGCTTAGTGGAAGCACTGTTTTTGAAACACTTCTTCCATCTGGTCATTATAATGGTGCTTCTTCTGGTAGCTCAAGCGTTGCCTATACCGATGTTATAAGTGCTTCTGGTTCATACGGCCCAATTGATGTTATTGCAATGGAAAGCATTGAGTTAACAAATATTGGTGGTAATCCAGGGTTCTTCGTTATATTCCTGTGCGACCGAGATGGTCTCCCAGTATCTGATTCATATAAAACAACAATCTACAACGACGTCAATGACAGAATAGTTGCTGGTTTGAGCTTCAAGATACTTGATGCGTTTCCTGTAGATTTGACTTTTACAGTGACCATATCTGTTGATGAAGAGTTTGGAGCCAGCTCTGTGGCAACGGACGTAAGCA